GTCGAAGGCGAATCTAAGGTAGATGCCATTATTGAACTTGCCGAACGTATCGGCCAGCCTCTATTGGAGTGGCAAATTGTAATCCTGCGAGATATGTGCGCCGTAGATGAAAACAATCAGTTTATAAAAAAATCTAGCTTGTTAGTTTGTAGCCGCCAGTCCGGTAAAAGCCACGTTCTGCGTATGCGCGTATTAGCTGGGCTGTTCTATTTTGGCGAGATGAATATATTGATTATGAGTTCGCAGATGCTGATGGCATCTAAGTCGCTGGAAATCATGGCAGGCATTATTGATCGCAACGAGTTTCTACGCAGCCAGGTTAAAGGCGGCAATATTGAGAAAGCCTATAAGCGCACTAATGGCAATAACCGAATTATTCTAGAATCAGGTGCGGAGGTTCGCGTAGTAGCTGCGACTGCAGACTCTAGCCGTGGTTTAACTGCCGATGTAGTTTGGATCGATGAGCTGCGCCATGTTGGTAGCGAGGCGTTAGATGCCGTAAAGAGTACGACCTTAACGCGGCCTAATTCGCAGCGGTTTTACACCTCTAACGCTGGCTTTAAAGATAGCCACGTCCTAAATGACATGCGCGAAAGATCGCTAAACAAACCACCTAAATCGGTGGGCTATTACGAGTACAGCGCGCACGATGGCTGTGATATCTGGGATCGATCCGCATGGGCGATGGCTAACCCGTCATTAGGATTACTAATAACTGAAGCCGCCATGGAGGAGATAGTTGCTACCTCTGATTACAGCGCGGTAATGACTGAAAACTTATGCAAGTGGGTCGGTACAGACTTGTCACCGTGGACACCTGGCAGCTGGGAGGAGTGTGCCGATCCTGATCTAATTTTGTCACCTGGCATGTACTCGATGTTTGCCTTTGACTTAGAACCACACGCAAAACGCCACGCAGCTTTAATGGCAGGGGCTATTTTGCCCGATGGCCGAATTGGTATCAGCCTAGTTAAGACATGGGAATCAGATCGTGCGATCGATGAGCTAAAAATTGCCGTAGATATTAAAGGCTATTGCGATGAGTGGATGCCTAAGCAAGTCTTGTTTGATAAATATACCGGGCAGGCTATTGCCGACCGCCTACATGTATCAGGCATAAAAGTAGAGGATTGCTCAGGATCGCAGTTCTATACAGCTTGTTCGACCTTTAAAGATTACATAGACAATAAGCGCGTAGTTCATGGTAATCAAGAATTCTTAAACGAGTCCATGGATAACGTAGCTGCTAAAAGTAACGATCAAGCCTGGAGAATTATCCGCAAGCGATCCAGCGGCAGCGTAGCCGCGCCGATTAGCGCAGCCATGCTGGTCATGCACCTATCTAAGCCAATGCAAGAAGCCAAGATATACGCCTAGCGACACGCCGAACAGAATCGGTAATGTGCTTGACAATTTGAGAAAATCCCTTCATGGGATTACTGGCAACTTTAGGCTTTAAAGGTAAGGCAGAAGTTACTGCGCAATATGCCCCTGCCATTATGGATAGCACTTACGGTGCTGGCATGTACAGCTATAACAGCGGCCTATCAAATTACGGTTATGGCGTTGCGATCGATCGCAGCCTAGCTTTACAAGTACCTAGCGTTAGCCGTTGCCGCAATTTAATTGCAGGAGTTATATCAAGTATTGAACTAGGACTTTACAAAAAATCTACAGGTAAAAAATTAGAATCCCCGGTATGGCTAGAGCAACCAGATATACGCCAACCGCTTAGCGTTACCCTGGCTTACACAGTAGATGCTTTGCTATTTTATGGCGTTGCATATTGGCGCGTTACATCGCTTTATGCAGACGATGGCCGCCCATCAGGTTTTGAATTTATCCCTAATACTCGCGTTACTGTAACTACAAATCAGTACGGCGATGAGGTTGAGTATTACTCAGTCAATGGCGTTCGTGTACCTATGGGTGGCATTGGTTCGCTAGTTACATTTCAATCATTATTGCCAGGCGTATTGCAAACTGGTGGCCGCACAATACAAGCTGCGTTAGATATACAAAAGGCTGCAGCTGTTGCAGCAGCTACGCCAATGGCAACCACAATCTTAAAAAATACAGGTGCGGATTTACCAGAGGCACAGATACAAGGCTTGTTAGCATCTTGGAAAGCAGCGCGACAAAATCGCAGCACCGCATATTTAACTAGCACTTTAGAAGCGCAAAATATTGGCTTTAGCCCTAAAGATATGACATACAACGAAAGTAGCCAATATCTTGCTACTGAAATTGCGCGTTTAATGAACGTGCCTGCGTATTACATTTCTGCAGATATGAATAACAGCATGACGTATCAAAATATCTTAGATGGCCGTAAAGAATTCGTAAGTTATTCGCTGCAGCCATTTCTCAGTGCAGTAGAAAATCGTCTATCTATGGATGACATAACAGCGCATGGCAATCGTGTGCGCTTTGCGATCGATGAAACTTTCCTACGCGCTGACACTATGGCGCGACTAAATGCAATCGAAAAAATGTTAAGCCTAGGTTTGATCGATGTCGAGCAAGCTCAACAGATGGAACAGCTAACACCTAATGGATCAGGAGATACTGCAAATGTTGCACTTAACGTTTAATAACGCGATCGAAGCGGCCGATGGAGATCGCCGCATGATCTCAGGCAAAATCGCGCCATACAATGAAGTCGGTTATACGTCTGCTGGCCCGGTTGTATTTGAAAAAGGATCTATCGCAATTCCAGATGCAACAAAAATCAAATTGCTAATGCAGCATGACAGCACTAAGCCAGTAGGCCGTGCTACAAACTTTAGCGATGGCACAGATGGCATTTATGCATCTTTTAAAATTTCAAGTAGCAGCCGGGGACAGGATGCACTTGTACTAGCTCAGGAAAACCTTGTATCTGGTTTATCCGTTGGTGTGGATGTATCCGCATCAAAGCAGATGAAAGGCTACCTGTTAGTTACCGCTGCAGTCCTGAAAGAAGTAAGCCTTGTAGAGTCGGCTGCTTTTGATTCAGCGGCCGTAACTGATATTGCAGCGGCTAAAGCTGAACTAGAAGCAGCGATGAGTAACAGCACAAAAACCACAACGATCAATACGACAATCGTAGAAATCGAAACCGAAACCGAAACCGAAAGCGAGGCAGCTGTGACTACAGCCCCTATTGATACACCGGATGTACCGGCAGAAAAACCAGTCGAGGCTGCACCAGTTCAAGCAGCTCGCCAAATTATTCGCCCATCCGTATTAGACAGCCAGACAGTCCGTACACCGATTACATCTATGGCAAAGTACACAGAGCATAAGATCAAGGCTGCACTAGGCAACCAAGATTCAATGCTTTATGTAACAGCTGCAGATGATTCTTTTAGCACTAACCCTGCATTTAATCCAACACAGTACCTAAGCGAGTTCCCAACAAATACACGTTTTGGAACTCCTGCAATCGATGCATGTTCACGCGGCGTATTGCCAGCAAGCGGCATGACAATCAACGTGCCATCACTTGTTACATCAGCAGGCGGCGGTACAGGCGTAGCACCTGTAGTAACTGTTGAAGCTGAGGCAGGCGCAGTTGCTAACACAGGTATGGAAACTGCTTACCTATCGGGAACTGTAAATAAGTATTCAGGTATGAACACAATTTCAATCGAGCTCTTGGAAAGATCGGATCCGAATTTTTATTCCGAGCTTACACAGCAACTTCAAAATGCATATTTGAAAACACTTGATACAACAGTATTAGCTGCACTTGTTACAGCAGGTACTGTTGCAACTACTGCACAAGCTGCTACATCTGCAGGCATCATTGGTTACGCATCAGAATCTGCTCGCCTTGTATATGAGGCAACTGGTTACTACGCACAGAACTACATCGCCAATGGATCTCAATGGCAGCTACTTATGGGTGCATCAGATACAACTGGCCGCCCAATTTACTCAGCATCTCAGCCAATGAACGCAGGCGGTTTAACACAACCTGGTTCAATTCGCGGCAACGTGCTTGGCCTAGATCTATATGTCGATAAGAACTTTGCAGCTACTACAACAGTGGATGACTCAGCAATTATCCTTGCACCAGAGGCATTTACTGTTTACCAGTCACCACAGGCTTATATGTCTGTAAATGTTGTAAGCAACCTACAGGTACAGGTAGCAATCTATGGCTACATGGCAACAATCGCCAAGATGCCAAAGGGAATTATCCGCTACAACTTCACCTAAGAAATAACCCTAATAGTCGGTGGGCGATTAGCCCTTTCGCCCACCGACCCCTACTAAGTAAGGAGTTCCGATGCCAGCTAGTTACGTTACCGTAGCCGAGCTACGTGCCAATTTAGGTATCGGTAGTCTTTACTCAGATAGTACGGTCGAGGAGTGCTGCCAAGCTGCACAGGATCAAATTAACAGTTTCCTTTGGTTTGATTCTGCGCCAGTCGTGGGGACTGCATTGGTAAGTAATGTTGCTACCGTAATGTTG